CCTTGTGCGTCAAGTCGTTCTTTATACAGAGCAACAATTTCTTCAACAGATTTCATTTACAACCTTTAATTGGACTTAGACAACTCAACGATAACACATCCTACTGATTAAGCCACGAAGGTCGCCATTGTCGAGGGGGCAGTTTGGCTGTAGACAAATTAGGAATATTCAACACAGCCATCCACAAAGACATCACAATGTCCGTACCGTTCTTCTTGTCGGTAGTCCAAGAAGTCAACTCCTGCACAGCAGCCATAGTTTTCCAGGTCACACGGTTATTAGGGAGCCTGATATTGCCTGTCCTAAACAACGGGGGAAGCAAAGCCTCCACACCAAGCTTTTCATCCAGTTTGTTACGGCTCGTAGTGTGAGGAAGAATGTTCACCATACTGCGTGAAGCCCATTTACGAACAAAATCGTGCTGTAAAAGGAACCGTTGAGCGGCGTTGATTTCTACAATCCAATGAGAAATAGGGAATCCCATACGGAAAGACCGTTCCTGCCATTCATCCATAATGCCGGTATACACCCCAGTAGATGTGTTGTAGCCCAACAGTTCTTCAGCTGTCAACTTGCACCGTTCAATATCAATAACGTGGTACAGGTTCAGTTCAGGTTGGTACAGCATCCACGTCAAAGCCCAAAATTTTGTGGGGGAAGGGTCAATAGAAACAATTGACAACACAGGTGGGGCAAGCCCTACAGGTATCTGGCCGTGGGTACGGTCCTCATCGATACAACCAGGGTACATAACGCCATCATCTCCTTGACCACCATAAACCCAAGTCCTGTCAATCAGGTATCCATCCAAATCTAGGTTTTCTTGTTGGTAGACAACCCTGAAAATGTCGGGTTTGCTATGCCGGATAAACGATAGGTCTTTCCACGGAAGCCTTTTAGGGTCAAGTAACGGACCGTCAGGATACGGAGCCGCATCAAAGCGTTTCAACGCTCGTTTCTCCTCATCAGTACCCATATCAAGTTCGTCATAGTACGCCTTGTAAACAATATGTTTGTACTTAAACGACTTCAATGGTTCTAATGCTTCCATTTGTTCTGGCGAAGTCACATCTGAACCGTCATACGATTCGTCAAGGTCGTCATACGAAATCTTGTTTAGACAATGAGCGTATAAATCACCAGCCGATAAACGCTGACCAATCACACACAGCAAACCACCAGGGTCAACACGAGCCTCAGCGACGTTATCCCACCGTTCCAGCAACTTATCTCTCGCCACAGACTCACGAGCGTTATCTGGTGAAGCTACGTCATCAAACAAACACAAGTCAGCACGATGGCCGATGAACTCAGCCTCAATACCATACGCCCTAACCGTAGGTTCCTTGTTGTCCAAACCGTTACCACCGATTTGTTCCACCACAAACTCGTCTGCTCGCCACAAAGCACCCTTGTCGGTAGGGCGAAAACGGCCATAGTCGATAGACAAACAACCTTCAGCGTTTTGCGCTAAACCTTTCTTCACCAACATAGGGTCAGGTTCTATAGGCATAGGGCGTTCAAGAGTTTCACGGATACGACGCGAATACAACTTAGCCATATTCTGTGAAACAGAACCAATCATAATACGAACATCCCTTTTACGGCAGATAGCCCACACAGCAACATCGTGAAACAACGTGGACTTACCAGCACCAGGAGGAACATTGATAACAACAAATTCCTTTTCCTCAGATTCAAGCCATTCAATAATTTTCAGGGCCGCTTCAACCTGCCACGGTGAAGGGACACGCCCCAAATAATGCTCACGGAAAAACCCAAAATCATCCAACCCTCGAACAGCATCATCATTCAACTGGTCATACGGAATAGCAGACGGCAATTCAATCGCTTCCATAAAAGCGTTATACCCATCATTCTGGACACCCCCCTCTCTAGCACGAGATTTTCTAGCACCCATCTCCTGCAAATCGTGTTCAGCTTGTAACGCTTTAGCCTTAGCAAGCCAGCGTGAACCAGTGTTCATATGGATACCAGCAACACTGCAAGCATCCTTAATGGTTTTACCTGATGCTATGGCACCAAAGAACTTGGCTTTATCTGCCGGTGAAACTGAACGCTTTGTACCCATAAAGGGAATCTACCATTTGACTTTGTTAGCCCAATATGCGGCAGACATTTTACCTTTAGCAATGTTAGAAGCGTGACGTGCTTTGAACGCTTTGTTACGTGCAGACCCATCCGGTGAACCGACAACGCCTTGTTGACCGAAACGAATCAGTTTTACCTTGTCACCATCTTTCGCTAAAACAGCGTGAGATTTAGAAGCGTTAGGGGTTCTTTTTGGTTTGTTGTATCCAGCGAACTTTTCGCCACGATATTCAATAGCCATTACTTCTTCTTTTTAGGAGCCATCTTCATTTTTTTGCCTGACTTCTTAGCCGCCATTTTAGCGTCTTTCATACCGGCATCTGTATATGGGAATTTCTTTTTTCCTACTTGTGGCATTATTTCTTTCCTTTGTTTCGGGATGCAGCCATATTATCAACAAGATTCGGATAAGGCCGACCAGCCTTCTTAGCACGAGCCTTAGCAACAGCTTTCTGTGCAGGTGTCAAAGGGGTTGATTTCTTTTTCGGATTTGGTTTATCCCAAACATTTTTTTTCATAGCCACAACAAAACAATAACAGATTCATCTGCTACACTAAAACCACAACACAGCAAGCCCTTACCGTCGGGATGACAGGCAAGGCAACCACGGCTGTATCACTATTGCAAGTGACGGGGCAAAGAACACCAGGGAACTGGGGTAGATGAACCCTGCAACCAAGCTCGATACGAGACATTAGAAAGCCCCTGTTGCGTTAGAGGTTCAAGCAGCGTAATGAACGTCATCTCATTCAACATTCTGGTGTCGGCTAAAACAAATTGGCTACGGCGACCTTGGTATCATTCTGGTATCTAAACTGTGGGGGGAAGCCAAAGACACCCCTGTTGTTCTGCTCACTAACGCTCGCATCTAACGCCCCTCGCTACGCATCGGGTTGTTGACATCACGACATCAAGACATCACGACAACATAAAACTTCTACCGGTCAACAAAAAAAGTCGGTCAACAAAATCCTCTTCTATGCCTTCTGCTCCGAAACGAGCAGGCCAAACCACCCCCCACAGCCCAACACTCTCTGTGACCAGCCAACCACCCACAAACACCCAACGCCGCACACCACAAAAGAGTGAAAACCAACGTAAGCAGTAATACATATATAGCCCCCCCCGTAGCCTCGGCAGACCCCCAGTTAGAGCGTGTTAGGTGCGCCTATCATCGAGTGTTAGCCTGGCCTTACATACAAGATGTTGTGGTTGTTAGGGTTGCCTAACATACTAGATATGGTGTTAGGTATGCCTAACAAAACACGGTAGGCCGCACGAACAGACACCGACTATTCCGGCAACAGACACCGACTGTCACGAACAGTCACCGTATGTTCATAAGTAATCAGGCAAGGCCACCACCTAGCTAGGGGGGGTGGCATCGTTGGTGGGGGGTAATCGTCGTGTGCGGGCGTTGTGGGGGTGGATTCGTGTTGGCTATGGATTCGTGAGAGTGGCGGCGGGGTGGATTCGTGAAAGCTTGACAAGTGTTCCACGGTTCGTGTATGTTGTGTAGTGGCGCAATAGTTGTGCCGAGTCCGTGAAAGGGGCAAACAATGAAAAAAGATATAGAAAAACATTATCGGCGGCTAGCAGAATCGGCCGATATTCTTGAATCTGCTACTAGTCATGCTTGGGAATTGCAATCCACAGGTGGCGGTTGCACGGCGTTCATTTTGTATGTTCGTGATGGGTTTTTTATGCTCACAGATGAGGGTGCTAGCGCGCCTAAGCCTAATGAGATGGGCGATATCGTTCTAGGGTTTTATTCTCACGAATCAATAGATGATGGCACTATTTTTGATGACGTTTGCGACCTTGAAACGCTCGCGGTATTTTTCGCGCGTTGGAATGATGGGGGCCGCTAATGGAAACGGCGAGATGGGTGCATTACGTGATTCGCAAGGCGGATAGCCCTGGCGAATTTTGGTGCGAATATAATTCCGTGGCTTCACTTTCTATCGGGTATTGGGTTAGTACGCCAGGAAAGAGAACTATATACGGGCGTGATATGTGGGCCGACGGTAATCGCTTGCCTGCCTTGCCCGATGGCGGCGAGTGGGTTCTATGGTCCGATGTAGTAGCCGACGGCCTAGATGAGATTGGGGGCCGATAATGTCGGGTGAACCGTTGCCACGTCGTAACGAATACGGCAGCTATATCTATCGCGGGGTGAAGATATACCGCGACGGAACCGCGCGCCGGTTTGAGGTTGCCTATGGCCGTAGCCGTGCGGGGGTGCGTATCTATCGCACGTTGCCTACATTGCGCCAGGCGTGCGCGTGGATAGATGGCGCGTATCTGTCGGGCGTTATCGATAACGCTTGACAACGTGCCACAAGTGTGGCACAATTCCATCGGGTAGCCCGCAACGGCGGCGCAAGGTTCACGGCCTTACTACCCACCACCCCACAAGGGGCGAACAAGAAAGGGGGCAGCAATGCCTACAACAATTACCCACCCCGACACGGTTTCCGCGCTTGCGGATATTGTGACGGCCTACCACGACGCGCACGAAACGCGCACGCCATCCCGCGCCACTTATGACGCGGTAGCACGCGCCCTGGGCGTAGGAATTGAGTGCACGGGGAACCCCGACACGGCAGCAGAATCGGTTACCCATACCCCTAAGGCGGGGCTATCGGTGGCGTTCTATTCTGTCGGCCCTACCCACCGCAGCGAAGGGACCGATAACCCGATGACGGCGTATTACGTGGCCACGTGGCGCGGCGATATTGTTCGCGGCCATATAAAACTATCCACCCGCGGCTATCACGCCGATACGCCGCGCGGGTTCGTATGTTTCGACCAATGCGCCTATATGGAACCGTTGCCGGTGGGGTGCCGTCGGTTGGTGGTGGAATTAGTAGAGGCCGCGGTTATCGCGTCGAACGTTAGTCCCGATGAGATGCGCGCGGAATGGTCCGCCGCCGCTACCTATTACGACATTCAGAGCTATCTCTACCGCGCCAAAGTGGCCCTCGAAGATGCCGCCCGCGTAGAGATGCGGGGCCACTAATGGCTACCGAATACGGCCCCGCGAGCGGGGTGCGATATATCATCCATCGAAAAGGCACGCCGCAATTCCGCAACGATAACGGCAAGCTAGTTGCCGCGGGCGAATGGTGGCACCGTAGCGGCCCACTGTCGCACGATGGCGGCGGGTGGGGTTGCAAGGCCCTAGCCACCACTTACCGCGACCCGCGGCGCGTGGCCTTGCCTGATGGCGGCGAATGGGTAGCAATGTTAGTCAATGTTCCCGCCGTGACCGATTCCGGCGCGGGTGATAATTGGGGCACCTACTTGGGCACGGTGGAATCGTGACGCGGCCACTCTCACCCCGTCATCCTAGCGTCGTGGCTAGTCCGCACGTGATGACCCCGCAACAGTGGCGGCGTGTCTACCGTTGGCCATTGCAGCAGCTTATTGGGGGCGGCCTTGCCGCTATCCTGGCACCGTCGCTGCTGCCGCCTATCACCATCCACGGCGGGCCGTTCCTCATCTTGTGGGCGGTGCCTTTTATGGCGGTTATGTTGCGCGGCCTTAGACAGTGCTACGCACTTTATGAACTAGAACTAGAACTAGAACGGGGGTCACGGTGAAACAGTATCTTGTGCAGCTGCAATACCGGCGCGATGCGGGCGGCGTATCCCTTACGGCGTTTACGGTTCGCGCGGGGTCAGGTAGTCACGCCTTAGAGATGGTCACAAAATTGACGTGGGGAACGGGTGACATTATCGGCGGGTATGTCACGTGTGACCCGTACAAGGTAGAGCAATGGGGGCGCACACGCCAGGCGGCTTATTAGCCGTCATCGGGTAGGCGGTTAGGCCGCGATGCACGTTCGATTCGTGCCTATCCACTATGCCCACCACCGTGGCGGGCAGAAAATAAAAAAGGGAATAACACTATGAAAATTACACTTACTACCGCGCAAGCGGTATCGCTTGCTAAGGCCATTGCGCCTGCAATATCGACGGACCCCGTGCGGGTTCACTTGTGCGCGGTGCAGGTCATTACGACGGGCGAATACGCCACGTTCACCGCAACAGATAGCTACCGTATGCACCGTATTACCGTGCCGCAAGTAGACATTGACCCGTGCGAACCATTGCAGCTAGGTGGCGTAGAATTGGTGGGTGCCTTACTTGGTACCGCTAAGGCCACCGGCAAGGGTAGCGGGGTCATCGTATTGGATTATGACTACGGTGACAAGGTAGTTGCTACGGGTGCGGGCGCAATGATGAATGTTCCCGTGATGGATATTGACTATGCCCCGTGTGATTCTATTCTTGGGGCGTTACCTGAAACAGAATCGGGTGCTTACTATCACGCGCCTTACCTGGCGGACCTTGTGACGGCGGCGGGCCATATCAGTGGCAAGGCTAAAAAAGGTAGCCACGAT